AGTAATGCCAATATAACACCAGACATTACTAAATATATTAAATCTATGGCTAGCGACATTACTGTACAATTACCAGAGATAGAGCGCAACCAAATACCTTGGAGATATAATTTCTTTAACCCTCTGAACATTGACATGAAGAATGGTAATATCAATATGTTCTTAGGTGTTAGAAACTATGAAATAGATTCTGGCGCTTTCTTAGATAATTTCAAAGAAGGTTCTGTTCCAGCGCATGTGCTAGACACATTACCCCCAAATGTAAAACAAGCAATCAAGGTCGGCCAAAAGAAAATAGACCTAGAAAAAGATAGATTGTCCATATTCTATTACAAAAAAGACGATTGGCAAAGATGGGCAAACCCTTTGGTTTATGCTATTCTTGACGATATCGTAATGCTTGAAAAAATGAGACTAGCTGATATGTCTGCCCTAGATGGTGCTATATCAAATATTAGACTGTGGACACTGGGTAATCTTGATCACAAAATTCTTCCAAATAAAGCTGCCATCAACAAGCTGAGAAATGTATTAGCCAGTAATACTGGTGGTGGTACTATGGAGTTAGTTTGGGGTCCAGAGCTTTCATATACTGAGTCTAACAGTCAAGTATATAAGTTTTTGGGTTCAGAAAAGTATACATCTGTACTTAATAGTATATACGCTGGACTTGGCGTACCTCCAACACTTACGGGGATGGCTAATAATGGAGGTGGATTTACCAATAACTTTATATCATTGAAGACATTGGTAGAAAGATTACAATATGGTCGTGACCAATTAACTAAGTTCTGGGAAAGAGAACTTGAGCTAGTTCGTAAAGCTATGGGCTTTAGAAAGCCAGCACACGTTGTTTACGATCAAATGAGCCTGTCTGATGAGTCAGCAGAAAAGAACCTGCTAATTCAGCTTGCAGATAGGGATATTATATCTCACGAAACTGTCCTTGAAAGGTTCAAAGAAGTTCCTAGTGTTGAAAAAATGAGACTGCGCAGAGAAGACAAAGCAAGAACCTCAGATAAACTCCCTGAAAAAGCTAGCCCTTTCCATAACCCACAGAAAGGTTTTGAAATAGAAAAGATGGACAAACAAGCGGAAATAAACGAGAAGGTTGCAGAAAGAAAAGAACAGTCAAAGCCTGTAAATCCAAACGGTCGCCCGCCAAACAAGCTGGATGAAGGTCCAAGAAAACAAAGGGTTGACACGCCAAGATCTACTCCCGGAGTTGCAGAACTTATACTATGGTCTGCTACCGCCTACGATACAATATCTGAAAACTTCAATAAAGCATTTCTAGCTATAAACAAAAAGAAGAACATGAGATCTTTAACAAAAGCTCAAGTTTCAGATCTGGAAAAAGTTAAGCTAGATATGCTCTTAAATGTAGAACCACTATCTAATATTACTGAAGATAAGTTTAAAGAAGTTCTACATGCTAATAAAAAAATGCCAAATACATTCGGAAATTACCTACAAAAGAATAAAATATCTACAGAATATATGACTATGGAAGAATACAAAAGGTCAGCCTTGGCAGCCTATGTAGATTATGTCTTAGCCCAAAAATAGCCTGTTTTAATAAAAATAAATTTTTTAGTGTATATTTATTTTAGAGGTAAACTATGACTATAAAAATATTCCAAAACGAAATAAATGACGGCATTGGCGAACTCGTAAAGAGTACGGCTAGTGTTGCGTACTGCTCTGAAGCAACTGTTCAAAAGGAAATTCCTGAAGAAATTGTTGCAAAGGCAGTAGCTGAAAATAAAGACCAAATAGATCTCTATTATTTAGAGTCGGTATTGGTATCTTGCGGTTGGAACAAAAACGACGACGTGTTTATGCCAGAAGCTACTTGGGCAGCTAGAAACACACCTGAAGACAAACAGTTTAATTTCATGCACGATGAAAATGATATTATCGGGCATATTACTGGTAGTTATGTTTTAACAAAAGATGGTAAGGCTGTAGCTGATGACTCAGAAATGCCTGAAGATTTTGATATCATCACTCAAGCTGTTCTATATAATAGCTGGACTGGTGACGAAAATCGCGAGAGAATGGAGAAAATAATCTCTGAAATAGAAGAAGGTAAATGGTATGTTTCTATGGAATGTCTATTTGCCGGATTTGATTATGCGTTAACTAACGCCAACGGCGACAAGAAAATTTTGGCAAGGGACGAAGAATCTTCCTTCCTAACAAAACACCTTAGAGCTTACGGCGGTAGTGGAGAATATGAAGGTTATAAACTAGGTCGCGCACTTTCTAACATTGCTTTTTCTGGTAAAGGACTTGTCTCCAAGCCAGCGAATCCAAGAAGTGTTATTTTAAAGAGTGTTGCTTTCAATTTAGATGACAATTCTGATTTTAATATAGGAGAATTCAATATGTCAGATAATTTGCTAGAAAAGCAGTTGGAAGAAGTTCGCGCTGAACTTGCTACTGCTAAGGCTGAGAACGAAGCTATTAAAGCTAAAATTGAAGAAGCAAAAGATAAAGAATTTGCTTCCAAGGTAGAGGCTTTTGAAGCTGAAATTCAAGAAAAAGACTCAAGCGTTGCTGAACTTGAGGAAAGCATCAAGAGCAGTCAAGCTCGTGTTGCTGAACTTGAGGACGCACTTGCTAAGTCACAAGAAGAGCTTTCTGTTGCCATGAAAGACATGGACGACATGAAGAAAAAGGAAAAGATGGAGAAGCGTAAAGCTGCTCTTGTAGAGGCTGGATTTGATCAAGATGATCTAGACGCAGCACTTGCTGCTTTTGAAACTCTTGACGACGAAGCTTTTTCGGCTGTTGCTGCTATGTACGGAAAAAAGCCAAAAGCTTTGAAAAAAGACGACGAAGCAGAAGCTGCTATGCCTCCAGCGCTTAAAGAAGCACTTGAAAAGAAAAAGGAAAAAGAAGCTAAAGCTGATGACGAAGAAGCTGAAGCAGAGGAAATCACACCGGAAGCTTTTGAAGAAGTAGAAACATCTGAAGCTACTCTTGTAACCGAAAGCTCTGATGACCAGCTTGAGTCAACTCGCGCAGGTATCGCGGATTGGCTTTCAAATAACGTATTCTCACAAAAATAATTAAACAGGAGATTAAACTATGGCTCTTAAAGCAGATAGATACGAAGAATCAACAGACATTAGCTTCTTCTATGATGACGATACTGCCACCCGTGGCGGCGTTGTTGTTCTAGATGCAGCGCTTGCTTCTGGTGCAGCAATGGACCAAGGCGGAAACAAAGTTAAGTACAAAACGGCAGCGGCAACAGACGTTCCTGTAGGAATTCTGTTGAATGACGTTGTAAACAAAGACCTCACAAGAACCCATCTTAACCAGCATAAAGATGAAGTTCAAAAAGGTGGCAAGGTTAGTATCATGACCCGTGGTTGGGTTGTGACAGACAAAATCACCGGCTCACCAACTCCGGGTAAAGTAGCTTATGCAGATTCAGCAACGAAAGGTAACATTTCGACGCTCGCCGGTACTGCACAGGCATCTGGAAACTTGGCTATTGGTCGTTTCATGTCTAACAAAGACGCAGACGGTTACGCTAAAGTTTACGTCAACCTTCCTAACCACGGCCTTAGCTGAACATTAACCTAACAGGAGATAAATACAATGTCATATAAAGAAAGACCTAGTGAAGAGTTTATCACATTGCTTCGCCGCTCTGGTGATAATGATCAAAATGTAGCTTTTGCCGCTCAAAGAGAGTTTGCACAAGCTTTGGAGCTTCCTCTGCGTAAAGGCGTTTTGGTTGGAAATATCCTTGGAGATATTTTTGAGACCATTCAAGTCGAGCCGGGCGGAAGTACTGAGTATCCATTGGATCTCATTAGCCCCGGACTTGAGGGTGAGCATGTTGCTTACACCAATCCGGGTCATGGTCGCGTTCCTGAGAGATCGGTCGAAGGCGATTACGTCATGATTCCAACTTACAGCATCACAAGTAGCATTGACTACTTGCTGCGCTTTGCGCGTGAGGCTCGTTGGGACATTGTTGGTCGCGCTATGCAAGTTCTGGAAGCCGGATTCGTCAAGAAAATGAATGACGACGGATGGCACACACTCCTTGCTGCTGGTGTTGACCGTAACATTTTGGTTTACGACGGTGACGCAACCGCTGGCATGTTCTCAAAGAGACTTGTTAGCTTGTTGCAGACTGTTATGCGTCGTAACGCTGGCGGTAATACTGGTTCCGCAAATCGTGGTCGTCTGACCGACCTTTATGTTTCTCCAGAGGCCATGGAAGACCTCCGCAACTGGGGAATCGATCAAGTCGACGAAGTAACTCGTCGTGAGATCTACGTTGCTGATGATGGTGCTGGTGTTGTAAACCGTGTCTTCGGTGTTAATCTTCACGATCTTGATGAGCTCGGTGAAGGTCAAGAATACCAGTTGTTCTTCAACAACGTTCTTTCTGGTACCCTTAGCGGTGACGCTGAGTTGGTTGTCGGTCTTGATTTACGCAAGAGAGACAGCTTCATCATGCCAGTTAGAGAAGGCGTTCAGATTTACGAAGACGACACCCTACATCGTCAGAAGAGAGCTGGATTCTATGGCTGGGCTGAACAAGGCTTTGCTGTACTTGATAATCGTAGAGTTATCCTCGGATCTCTATAAGCCTTATCTTTTGTTTGGTTTAGGAAAGGGGC